GGAAAGCTCCAGTGCGCGTTTGACCACCTCGCGAGGATAGACGGGCGTGTGGTCGATTGTTCCCTGCTGCTGCACCTCGTCGGCGATCAGCGTGTTGCGTTTGTCCAGAAAAAGGATGCGGAACTGTCTTATCACGTTGATTTGTTTGGGCGGCGTCTCTGGATCGCCGTTATAGGTGCACTAAAGCACAACATCTAGTGCAGAGTGGCACAAATCGTGTGTTTGCACTATATCTAGTGTGTACCCCTTGACGCCCGGCGAGCTTCGCCGGTTAATGATCTGAACCTTGCATCGTTGAACACAAGCCGACCGGCCCTCGCGCCGGAGAGGAGGATTTTTTTGCCGAGACAAACTCCAGCGCAGCAAAGATTAGACGCCTTTGAGGTTGACCTCCGAGCGAAACTCCGCGTTCCCGAGGGCGAAGACTGGACGCTCTATGTACCCGAGAACAAGCATGGCGATCGCCTCTTCGCCGAATGGCAGCGTCTTGGAGCAGCCGCGAGGCGCGCCAGCGAATTCCAGAGAGGTGCCGTATGAGGATATGCAACGTGCGCCGTCTCTACAGCCCGGCATCTCCGCAGGGCTTCCGCGCCATTGCGGCGTTTAGCGTCGAGCTCAGCCCCGAGATCAAGCTTTTCGACTTCCAATTGATCGAGGCGCGTGACGGCAGGTTGAATGTCTATCCGCCCAAATCTGGGAATGGCTCGTTAACGGCCGCACTGGCTCCATCTGTGCGTCGCGACATCGCTGCTCTTGCAATAAAGGAAATCGATAGTGACCAGCATCGCCGCAACAGCTACGTCTGATCTCACCCCACTTGCTATTCGCACGGCGCTCTTCGCGAACGGCTATTCGCCAGTTCTAGCGCGCGGCAAGATTTCCGATGTCGCAGGGTGGCGCACGCCGGTTAGCTCCGCAGAAGAGATCTCCACTCTCACGGTCGCGTATCCAACGTACACAAACACCGGCATCCTGTGCGGCAGGGTTGTCGCTATCGACATCGACGCTCAAGATCCAGACACGGCGGCCGCGCTAACGGCAATGGCCGACCTGCTGCCTGGCGCGGACTTCGCCCTACGCCGCGTTGGTAAGGCGCCGAAGGTCATGTTGCTGTTTCGCGCCACGGGGATTCGCAAGAAATCGTCCACCGCTGAATACACGGTAAATGGGCTTAAATGCCAAGTCGAGGTGATGGGCGACGGTCAGCAAATCGTCGGCTTCGGGATACACCCAGAGACGCATCGGCCGTACGAATGGATCGGCCCGTCTCCGCTTGATGTGCCACTACACGACCTTCCAGAAATAACGCCGGAGACGATCGAGGCTTTCGTCTCTGAGGCGGAGGCGTATCTGTCCGGCCATGGGTGTCCTCTCAGGACTCCGAAGAAGTTTCGCGCCGTGCCAAGCAGCGGCACTACCTTCTGGCAGCGGGTAAACTCTGCGGCGCTCGACAACACAGACGCCTGGGTGCCGTCGCTTTTTTCTTCCGCGCGAAAGGAGGCCGGGACGGGCTCATGGCGTGTCAAGTCGAAGGAACTCGGGCGCGAACTCGAGGAAGACATTTCCATTCATCGCGACGGAATTCAGGACTTCGGTCTTGAGCAGCCGGAAACACCTATCTCTCTTGTAGAAAAGTGGGGCGGAGCGGCTTCCCCCCAGCAGGCAGCATTTTGGATTTGCGGCCAGCTTGGTCGCGATCCTGCTGACTTCGGCTGGCAACAACGTGAGCTCGGCGTGCGGATGACACTGGGCAGGCTGTCAAAGGCGCCTGCTGCGGCAAACGACGACGTCGCAGATGCCGAAGAGGATCAAGAAGACGACGAGCAGCCAGCGACGTTGCCGCAGGCCACCGGCCTGCCTGAGCATCTTTGCTTTCCGCCTGGAGCTGTCGGCGACTTTGCACGCTTCATCGTTTCGTGCGCACGCTTTCCTTCGCCGCATCTGTCCCTAGTGGCTTCGCTGGCATTTACTGCCGGTCTGATCGGTCGGCGATACAAAGGCCCCACAGGCCTGCGCTCGAACCTCTACGTTGTCGGCCTTGCTGAATCTGGCTTCGGTAAGGACATCACGATTCGCGCCTCCGCAGCTCTCGCCGATAGCACCGACTACGGCGATAAGGTCAGCGAGTGGTTGTTCATGGACCAGATCCGAAGCCTTCCCGGTCTCACGAACAAGCTGCGCAAGTCGCCAACGTCGGTCTGCATCCAAGACGAATTCGGTCGTTGGTTATCGGATCATACGGGGCGCAACGTCGCGACGCACAGGGCAGAGATCGCAACAGCCCTCATGGAACTAACGGGGGCGCCTCAAGGCTTCTGGGGAGGGCAGGAGAAGGCGGCTGGCAACATCGCCAGAATTGTCGCGCCGTGCTTTACGATCCACGGCGTGTCGACACCGTCAACGTTCTGGAATGCACTCTCGAGCGGCAACATTTCGGAGGGGTTGCTGGGCCGTCTCGTTCTTATTGACGTAGGCAGCGCCGAGCCCGTGAAGGTGCGCCGCCCAGCCGGTAGCATAGAAAATATTCCGCCTGCGCTCGCTGATCGAGTAGCCGCGCTCCTCGGCCTATCCGCAGGCCGTTTTACCGGCCCCTTCTTCGCTCTGAATGCGAAGTCCGACGAGAAGCCGCACCCCATCATGACCGCGGACTGGGCGCCGGGCGTAGACGACATCTTCGAAGAGTTCGACGACCGAATCCGAGCGATGAAGAAAACCATCGATCCGCAGTATCGGCCGATCTTAAACCGCGTCGGCGAGAACGCCGCCAGGCTCGCGTTGATTGTCGCCGTGGGTTGCGATCCGAAAGAGCCCGTCATCACTCGCGAAATCCAAGATTGGGCCAATGCCGTGGCTGAGCACAGCCTCAACGTGATCCTTCGCGGTGCGGATGCCAACATCGCCGATAACGAACGGGCGGCTGAATATCTGCGTGTCCGCCAGCAAGTCACGCGCCGTGGACACGCGGGCATCACACTGCGTGACATCGTAAAAAACTTGAGGGGCGCGATCGATAAGCGCCGCCTTGAAGACATCCTGGCGATGCTGCGACAGGCGAGAGAGGTGCACCTCGCAAAGCTCACGACTGAAAGCGGTCAGTCGAAGGTGAGGTTTTGGTCTGCTGAATCGCTCCCTGACGGGGCAGTCATTCTGCCCGCCGAGGGTGGGTGAAAGACCGGGGATTTGCCCGGGTGAAAGACTGGGTAAAGGGTGGGTGCAAAATCGGCTACTGGCAAAAACCGACGGCAAATTTCCCCCGGCCTTCCGGCGGTCTTGCACCCACCCTTGCACCCACCCTTTCACCCAGTCTTTCATGCAAAAATATAATAAAAACAACAATATATATAAGAGTGGGTACACTAATTACGGGGATACACCCCCGAGATGGTTTTTGATGCCCAAATACCCCCATCAATCACGCGCGAGAAGGAGGAGTTACTAATGATCGAAGTGACTGAAATGAAGAACGGTCGAAAGATCATCCACCGACTGGACACCAGTCAGGTGGACAGTCTCGATGAAATATCCGGCGACGAGCAACTTGCGTTGGTGTGGTGCGAGACGCACCGAACATGGGAATGGCATTGGATCGAACGAACGGAACTTGGAGGTTATTGAGATGAACAAAGCAGAAGCTTTCGCAGCCAAGCACGACATTGCGGCCACCGCAGAAGACGTTGCCCGCATTCGCCGCGCTATCGGTAAGTTTTACGACGCTGTCGAGGCGGTAGACGCTCCGCGTCAAGGCTGGATTCAACTCTATGATGGGCCCGCCATTCGGGCAGCCTTCGAAAAGCACAATCCCAGCACGCCAGCTCACGGCGCTGCGATGGCGATGGCGGAGATGCCAGAGCATTGGCCGACAACCTACCGGGCCTCGGTTTGCTACCATCTCGCGCCTCTGCTCGACGACGCGGTGAACTCATGAACCTGTTCGAGTATCACCTGACCAACACCCCCCACCTGGTTGAAGAGGAACGCGACACCGACCGCTACCTCCGCGCGTTCGCCGCAATGATCGAACGCCTCGACGCTGATGCCGATGGAGTATGCGACGTCGACACTGCCTTAGAGGCGGCACGGGAAGCAATCCGTTTTATCGCCGACGATGCGTTCCGACGCGGTTTCGAGGCTTGCCACGAGAATGTGGTCGGCCCCTTGAGAGAAAGCACCATCGACCACGAGGCCGCTCTCGAGGAAATGCGCAAGCATGGCGAGCGGGTTCGTCAGGCGATCGTCGCAAACTTCGAGGAGGCGCCTGGAATGCCGAACCAACTCACGGTCGAGATCGACGCAATCAACCTGCCCGAACCGAGGACCATTCGATGAAGTGGTCGAGCAAGGAGCTGCGTCTGACCAAGGCCCAGGCCGATTTCTTGGGAAGCGGTCGCAATAGCATCCACCGGCGCGTCGATGACCGGACACAATTGATACTCGAAGCTCGGAAAATGTTCGGGCCTTGGAAACGGAATGACGACCTCACCTACAGCCTGCCGCTGTCCGCAAAGGGCGAGGCGGCTCTATCGCGCTACCGAAATCGGAAAACGAGGGGGAAATGATGACCGAACGTACTACCGCCGAACATCGCGCTGCCGTCGAAGCCTGGCGCGCGACTGCACCGAAACATGATCATCAAATATTTGGCCGGAAGCCAAAGACAGAGAAGCCCCGCCACCGAGATCTCTCCGAGTTATCTGCGCTGCTCGCGATGCGTAGCCGTCCAACAGGCGTCGCCGAAGGTGTGCCCGCAGACCCCTCTCCAGAAATGTCGACCAATTGGAGACTGGCACCTGCCAACGATAACAAACAGCCTGAAGAGGGATTCGGCGCGGAACGTGCGGTCGAGTACGTTCCATCCGAACAGGAGCTAGAAAACTCGTTCGCCAAGGTGGTCGTAAGGTATCGGGCCGAGCCGATGATGTTGGCCGGCGGTCGGCATGAGGCACAGCGAGCGGGCAGGGAACTTCACGCGATTCCGGTCGACGGTGATTTCGAGTACGGCACCCACGTCGATGAGGACGGCGGCGAGCACAAAGTCATTGTTCGGATCGGGAAACTTCGCTTCAGTGACGGATCCCAGACTGAGAAGGGCCAAAAACTCGTGATGGACAAGGTCGTTGACGCACAGATTGAAATGCCCGTTGGTGCCATGCTCGGGACGAAAGAAAGAAGCACCCGTGACAAGGGCGGTGCTGAGGACGCATCTGGCAGCAACTCGCACTACAGATGGATGGTCGGTGCCGCCCGCACGGCCAAACCGCCAAAATTTCGCTCTCGAAAACAAGACCGTGAGGTGACGACCAAGGCACAGGACCGGCAGATGCTTGCGGACGCAATGGCCAAGTCAACTGCGCCAGTGACCAAATGCCCCGACGGCTTTCCAGCGGGTCCGACTAACCTCCGTCAGCTCTTCATCGGAGGTCGTAAGGGCAAGAACGGCGAAAGTGGCTCCCAGGCGTGGGAAGATATCTATACCGAGACGGAGAACCGCGAGAAGTTCCAGCGAGGCCTCGATGCAATGCAAGACTCGCATGTTCGAGTGCTCACCGAAGCGATGAGCGCCAAGAGTCTAGCCGAGCTTGGAGAGAAGCGCGGCTACAAAGGGCGGCATGCAGTCGATGCAGGGCGCCGCCTCCTGCGGGCTGCGAACGACAACTTTCTCAAAGCCATGGAACTGGCGGAATACGGCGCCGAACCGGAGAGGCGGGAAGTTTCTCGCAAGTCATGACCCTACAAGGGTGAAGGGATGGGGCGCCGGCTCCATCCCACACCCTTCCGGGCGCACAAATGAGTTGCGACGGACGCTCGGCCACGTGTGAGCCGGGCGTAACTATACCTTATTGCCTCGGCGCGCTCCTCCTCTCGCGACGAGGCGATCGTGCGGCCGGCTCCCCTAAGTGGTTGAGCTGGCCGCTTCCAATCACGGCCATGGGTGCTTCACCATTAGGTCACCTAAATCTGGCTGCGCCGAGACAATTCTTGACCAGTGTTCGTGAAGTTCCGAAAGGAATTCACCCTTCGTCTCAATGCCGATGCTCCTTAGGTTGCCAGGTGCGGATGCAAGATACTTCTCCTTTGCCGGCTCGTAGATCGCCGCGTGGCGCCTCAAAGCCACCGCTGTGCAAATATTAGCAAGTTCAGCTATTAGCATGGTTTCGGCATGATTCAGGCTGCCAAACGAGGCAAGCAGACCGCGAATGTCAGTGAGATTACCGGCGTGCGTCCTCGTCGTATGAGCTAACATACCGTTACGAAAGTGCTCTAATCCGTGCCAGGATTTCACTCGCTTCATCGCTGCCGAAGTTATCTCACATGTTCTTCTTACGCTTGGCTCGTTGGCCGCAAGACGATTGAAAATCCTCCACTCTTCTAAGAAACCGTGAAGCGTGAGCAATAGATAGTTGGACGTGGTCCACTTGAGGTCATCGTCGTGGGTGTAGCGCTTCATGACCACCAAGGCTGGCTCAAACCTATTTTTGAATGAAGCAAGGGCGAAAAGGCTATCCGTGAGCTTTTGTGTCAAGTCGATTCCCCACAAATCCCGATGTTCATCAGCATAGCTCATCGGCGGTCGGGAAGCGATGAAGACTGCCGATGTGCCTCGGTAACAATCCCAGGCTGGAGGGGCGCTCGCACAAAGGCCAGCTGTAAGAGCTGGACGTGGCGCGCTTAAACGATCAGCTGAACGATGTGAGCGAACGGGGTCATCGCCCACTTGCCGCTGCTATCCTTCGTCGTCCGATAGATTATGAAGTCGCGGCCGACCGTGAACTCCGCATGCATGGTGATCTCGTTGCCAGTCGAGAGCACGGCGGAGTTCGGTCACATGGCGCTGCTTGATTTGCTCGCTGATTAAGTCAACCAGCGCCTGATTAAGAACACTTGCCATTTGAAGCCCCGAGTTTCCTTCGCATCATACACGATCGCTCAGCCCTTCAAACGGCTTGCCGCCTTGTCGGCAGCGTCGCGGTCGTTGCCATGCTGTTTAATGATGCGGCGTGCGTCCGCGGCGGTGATGCCGTGCTTCTTCGCGAAGTAGTCGAGCTCGTACTTCTGCGTGCCGGCAACCAGTCGGCGATCCGCTGCGGTCTTGGTCTTGTCGTCTGCCATCAGAGGTCTCCTTCGTGCAGGGGAAACAACGCAGACGAGAATCGCAGGTTCCATTGCCATCACGCGCCCAACCATTCCGCCCTCCATCACAGCGCACGGCCAAAGAGCGCAAGCGTGATGCCGATCGCAACCGATATGACACGCCCTGGCGCGCCTGGTACGGCACGAAACGCTGGCGATCGATCCGCGAGGCGCAGCTAAGTGCGCATCCTCTTTGTGTCATGTGCCTTGAGGATGAGATCGTCGAGCCCGCAACGGTCTGTGACCACGTGACGCCCCACCGCGGCAGCGAGGAACTCTTCTGGTCCGGTCCGTTCCAGTCCCTCTGCGCCCATCATCACAACAGTGCCAAGCAGCGCGAGGAGCGCGGCGGGGAGGGGCGGGGAACATCGCTCAGCCCGTTCAGCCGCGAACCGGCGGCCTAAGAAAAATTTCACATCCGCAAAATTTGAAAATCGGAGTTTGGTGCCATGGCAAGGCCGAGGAAGCCGACGGCTGCCCTCGAATTGAAGGGCGCCTTCAAGAAGGATCCGCAGCGAAAAGAGGCGCGTAGCGGCGAGCCCAAGCCGACTGGCCCAGTCGGATCTGCGCCCGAATGCTTCGACGCTGATGAGCGGACGCTTTGGGATGAGCTCGCCGGCTATGGTTTTTGGCTCACCGACGCAGACCGGCTGATGCTCGAGATTGCCGTCAAGCTGATGGCGCTGTTTCGCAAGAACGGACTCGATGGTGGCGGCATTTCCAAACTGATCGCCGCACTGGCCAAACTCGGCTTTAGCCCGACCGATCGTAGCAAGGTTCAGGCGCCTGGCGCCAAGGAGCCGGAGGCTGACCCCTACGCGGATTTCAAGTGAGATCATGGAATATGCCATTGATGCTGAAAAGTATCCGCACGTTGCGGCCGGCTACCGTTATGCTGTTGATGTGGTTGGAGGCCGCATTCCAGCGTGCGAGTACGTACAGCAGGCGTGCCAGCGGCAGCTGGATGATATTACCCGATCCGTGAGCGCTGAAGGGTGGTTGTATTACTTCGACCATGACGCTGCGGAGCGTGTTTGCAAGTTCACTTGCTTCCTCCCGCACATCAAAGGGCCGCTCGCAGGCCAGAACCTCACGCTCGAGCCGTGGCAGTCGTTCATTCTAACGACCGCGTTCGGCTGGCTGCGGCACGACAATGGCAAGCGTCGATACCGTCGCGCCTATACGGAAGTGCCTCGTGGCAACGGCAAGACGACCTTGTCTGACGGTCCAGCGCTATACTGCGGTTTTGGCGAGAAAGAAGGCGGAGCCGAAGTCTACTCGGCGGCACGCACAAGAGAACAAGCCAAGGTCGCGTTTTCGGCTGCGCAGGCGATGCTTCGTCGCGCTACCGCGTTGCGGACGGCGCTCGGCATCGATGTTGAGGCGCACCGCATTATTCAGATGCGGTCGAACAGCTATTTTGAAGCGCTTTCCGCAGACGCCGACTCCCTCGACGGCAAAAACGTTCACTTCGCCCTCATAGATGAGTTGCACGCCCACCGCGACCGGAGCGTTTACGACGCTATCGAAACGGGCGCCGGCAAGCGCAACCAGTCAATGGTTTGGGCCATCACAACGGCGGGCGCCGACAAGACAGGTATTTGCTACGAGCATCGCGCCTACACGATCAACATCCTCAAGGGCACCGCGCAGGACGACACCTACTTCGGAATTATCTACACAATCGACAAGGACGACGATTGGACCGAAGAGGCGACTTGGCGAAAAGCGAATCCGAACTACGGGGTATCCGTCGAGCCGGAGCACATTGCAGCGCTTTGCCGTAAGGCGATGTCATCGCCCGCATCTCAGGCCAGCTTTCTGACAAAACACCTGAACGTCTGGATCCAGACGAACGAGGCGCTTTACGACATGCGCGCGTGGGATCGATGCTTTGACGAAGAGCTCGATATCGAGGACTTCGTTGGTGAGCCTTGCCGTATTGCAGTCGACCTGGCGTCGAAGATGGATATCGCGGCGGCTGTCGCGCTTTTTGAACGCGACGGCAAGGTCTACCCGTTCGCCCGCTTTTACGTTCCGGAGCAGGCGATCATTGAAAGCCGTAACGATTCATATCGTGGTTGGGAGGCTGAGCAAAAGCTCATCGCCACCCCAGGTGACGTAATCGACATAGACCGAATCGAGCAGGACATCATCGAGATGTCTGGTCGATTCCATGTTCTCGAAATCGCATACGACCCTTGGCAGGCTCAGCAGATGGCCAACCATCTGGCCGAGCAGGGCGCCAACGTCATTGAGTATCGCCAGACGGTTCAAAACTTCTCCGAGCCGACGAAAGAACTCGACGCTCTTATGCGCTCCGGAAAGATCGCCCATCCTTACGGGCCACGCGACCCGCTGTCGTGGATGATTGGCAATGTCGTCGGTCATTACGACGCAAAAGAGAACGTTTACCCGCGCAAAGAGCGCCCCGAAAACAAGATAGATGGCGCAATCGCGCTAATCATGTGCCTCGGGCTGCACCTGCGCGCATTCGGCGGAGCGGAAGCGCCTTCTCCCTGGGAAGATCCCAATTTCAAAATAGCGGTGGTTTGATGTGGCCCTTTAGAAAAGCCGCCGCGGAAACGCGGGCGAGCCTGGAAAACCCGAGCGTTCCGCTCTCCGACGTCAATGCCTGGCGCACGCTTATGGGCGAGTGGCACGGCGTAGCGGGCGTTGTCGTGACGCACGAAACGGCGCTCGAGGTGCCGGCGGTGTGGTGTGCGGTAAACTTCATAGCTAACACGATCGCCAGCTTGCCTCTGCAGGTATTTCGAAAGTCGGAGAACGGACGCGACACGGTCGAATCAGATCCGCTGTACGGCATCCTGCATGACGCGCCGAACGACGAACTCACGTCATTCATGTGGCGTAAGGGCACGATGATCAACGTGCTACTGCGTGGCCGCGGTGTTTCGTTTATTGAGCGAAACAAGGCCGGCAGGGTGATGAACATTTGGCCCCTCGACACCGACAAGCTGACAATCGAGCGCAAGAGCGGCCGCAAGCTTTACCACTACGATGACGGCGGGCGGAAAGTCACCTATGCAGCCAACGAAGTCCTCGACCTGACTTTCATGCTGAAGCCAGACGGCGTCTCGCACGTCGATCCGGTGACGAAGCTGAAGGGTGCAGTTGGCCTCGCGCTGGCGCTGGATGAGTACGCCCGAAAATTCTTTTCTAACGGTGGCGTGCCTCCGCTGGCGCTTTATGGGCCGATGCCCTCGCCGGCTGCGGCCGCGAGGGCGTCGCAGGACGTCGAGAAGGCCGTTCGAGACGCCAACGCCGAGCGTCGAAACGTCATGATCATGCCGACAGGGCATGAATTGAAGGCCGTAGGCGTCGATCCGGATAAATCGCAGATGGTGGAGTCCCGCCGCATGCAGATCGAGGAGATCGCACGTATTTACGGCCTTCCGCCGGTCTTCCTGCAGGACCTGACACACGGCACGTTCAGCAATACGGAACAGCAAGACCTCGCGTTGACGAAGCACCTGATTTCCCAGTGGGTTAAGGCGTGGGAGCAGGAGTTAAACCTTAAGCTGTTTTCGGCGCGTAACCGCACCAAATTCTGCGAATTCAATATCGACGGATTGCTTCGCGGCGAGTTCCGCACCCGCATGGAAGGCTACGCCAAGGGCATTCAGAACGCCATTTACACACCCGATGAGGTGCGCGCGATGGAGAATTGGCCGAAACATGGCGGCGAAGCGGAAAAGCTTCATATCCAAGGCGCCACTGTTCCTCTGGGCATGCAAAGCATGGTCGCGAAGCAGCCAGCCAACGACAACAACCCCGACGACGAGGCACAAGCCGCATGACGAAGATCGAGAAACGTGGCGGCACGCTCGGCGTTGAGACCCGCGCCGAAGACGAAAAGCGGACCCTGGTTGGGTATGCGGCTGTCTTCGACGTCAGTGCCGATATCGGTGGCTGGTGGATCGAGCGCATCGCGCCCGGGGCTTTTGCCGAAGCGATTGGCGGCGACGTCAGAGCGCTAGTCGACCACGATGCCGGTCGGGTCATCGGGCGCACCAAGAGCGGCACGCTCCGCTTGTCAGAGGATTCCCGTGGCCTGGCCGTAGAGGTCGATGTTCCTGATACGACCGACGGCAACGATCTTTGGACGCTTGTCGAGCGGGGCGACATTTCTGGGATGAGCTTCGGTTTTGCCGTGAAGCATGATGAGTGGGACGAGACTGGCGAGATGCCAATCCGCACCATTCACAAGGTCGAACTCTACGAGGTGTCGGCGGTCGCGTGGCCAGCCTACGACGATACCGAGCTCGGAAAGCGTTCGCTGCAAGAGTGGCGGGACGCTCGTTCTTCCAACGAAGAAAACACAGATCCGGCGGCAGCGCCGGTAAGCAGGGCGGCCCACAGAGCCCGCCTGAAAATGGACCTTGATCTCAGGGTCCGCAGCACGCGCTGACCAAGCGCTGTCACCCACCAAAAGAACTGATCCCATTGAGCTCGCCTGCGCGGGCTCTTTTCGTATGGAGACTCTATGTCCAAGATTACTGAACTGCGCGAAAAGCAGCAGAAACTCGTTGCTGACGCTCGCGCACTGCTGGCCGATATTAAGGACGACACCGCAGAAGCACGTGTCGCCGAACTCGAATCTCAGCACGACTCCGCTATGGCCGAATACGACCGCCTTGAAGCGCGCATCAAGCGTGAAGAGGCTCTGGAGGCCCGCGAGCGCGACTTGAACGCCGCGGACGACCGCCGCCCCACTGGCGAAGACCGGTCGGTACAAGGCGGCCAGCAGGGGAACGCCGGCGAAGCACGCGCCGCGGCCTTCCGGAGCTATCTGCGACACGGCCTGGAAGACATGCCGGCGGAGCAGCGTAAGATCGTTCGGGAAATGCGCGCTCAGGCGGTCGGCACCGACTCCAAGGGCGGTTACCTTGTGCCGGAAGGCTTTATGGCTGAGCTCGTCAAGTCGCTGAAGGCTTGGGGTCCGATGCTGGATCCGGGCGTTACTCGCGTCCTGACCACAACCGCCGGCAATTCGATCCCGTGGCCGACGATGGACGACACCTCCAATGAGGGCTCGCTCATCGGCGAAAACACACAGGTCACCGAGACCGAGGTGGCGTTCGGCACGAAGACGCTTGAGGCATACAAGTATACCTCTGGTGTCGTGCTTGTCTCCGCCGAGCTTCTGCAGGATTCGGCTATCGACGTCGAAGGGACCGTACGTTCCGCAATGGCTGAACGCATCGGCCGTATCGGCAACCGCCATCTTACCGTCGGCGATGGTTCCGCGAAGCCGAACGGCATTGTCACGGCGGCAACTGCTGTGACCGGCGTTGCGGCTGCCGCTGCACTCACCTTCGACGACATGATCGAGCTGTACCACGCCGTCGATCCCGCCTACCGCGACGATCCGTCGGTACGCTTCATGTTCAACGACGGTACGCTCAAATCCCTTCGGAAGATCAAGGATACGGTCACCGGAAATTATATCTGGCAGCCTGCCGATGTGAGGACTGGTGCCCCGGCGACCATTCTCGATAAGCCCTACAGCATCAACCAGGCGATGGCTGCAATCGGCGCATCCAACAAGTCCGTCGCGTTTGGCGCGTTCAACCGCTACGTCGTCCGCATGGTTCGTGAATTCGCGATCCGCCGCCTCGTCGAGCGGTATGCGGACTTTGACCAGACCGGTTTCATCGGCTTCACCCGCCTCGACGGCGAGCTGCTCGATGCCGGAGCGGTGAAAGTTCTGCAGCACGCCGCATCGTAAATAGGGAGCGGGAGGCTTCGGCCTCCCGACCACCTCATGAAAGTTAAAGTTACGTCCAGTATGGCAGGCCACGGCTTTTCATTTGGCTGGGGGCAGGTCGTCGAAGCCGACGTATTTGCTGCGAAGGTCGGCGCTGGATGGGAGCGCAAGTGCGAGCCCGTTGAAGAGACCGCCGCTGCTGTACCCGCCCCAGAGACAGCGGTTGTGCGGCCGGCACTCGAGACAGCCACTAAAAGGCGACGCAAATGAACGAATGGACACGGCTGGTCAGAACGGTTGCGCCGGCAGGACCGGCCGTGACCCTCGCGGAGGCCAAGCGCCATCTGCGCGTATTCCACGACGATGACGACGATGACATCACGTCTATGATTGCAGCCGCGGAAGCGTCGATCGAAGGTCCGAACGGCATTGGCATTGCGCTGCTTTCGCAGACCTGGCGGCTGTCGCTTGACCATTTTCCTTGTGAGATCGTCGTTCCGCTTGGTCCGGTGACCGGCGTCACGTCAGTCACGTACCGTGACGGTGCTGGCGCCGAACAACCTGTGTCGGGTCTGCGCTACGACTTGGACCAGCAGCCACTGCGGATCTGGCCAGCGCGAGACACATCGTGGCCGTCTATCACGTGCGAACCGGGAGCGGTGAAGGTCACATTTGAATGCGGCCATGAAACGTTGCCGCAGGATCTCCGATGGGCGCTCCTGCTGCTTGTTGGCCACTTCTACGAGAACCGTGAGGCGGTATCGGACGGCGGCTTGGCTGAGTTGCCGCTGGGCGTCGCATCAATTCTTGAACGCTACAGAGTCGGCCGGGTGGCCTGACTGAAAAGGACATTCTATGGCCGATTTGAGCATAAATTCCGCCCTCGTAGTTGGTGGTACGAATTCCACGCGCGACACGGGCACTGCCGGCGAGACGATTACAGCTGGTCAAGCTATTTTTCTGAGCTCCACCACGAACAAGTGGATGCTCTCGGACAACAACGGGACTGGAACGCGTGCGGTCCACGGCCTCGCGCTGAACGGCGCCTCGCTAGACCAGCCGGTGTCAATCCACAAAAGCGGCGACATTACCGTCGGAGCCCCGCTGGTCGCGGGCACCGATTACTGGCTCAGCGGAACCGCAGGCGGAATTTGCCCCCGCGCAGACCTTGTGGCCGGCATGGACGCGGTCCAGATCGGCATTGCGAAGAGCACGAGCGTTCTTTCCGTCGACATCCAAGACCCCGGCGTGACGCTCGCCTAATGGCTTGGGTGAGGTTCAGCGCCAACTTCAACTGGGTCCAGCCTGGCTTCACCATCGCCTACAAAGCCGGGATGGCGCTCAACGTCACGAGGACTTGCGCCGAAGAGGCCATCAGCAAGGGCGTTGCAGTGAAGATTGCCGCGCCTCGCAAGGAGAACATGGATGGCCAAGAAACCAAGCGCCGGCCGCATGCACCAAAGGCTGCACTTTCAGAAACGATCGCTCGTTGACGATTCCTACGGCAATGAAATCTCGGGGCCGTTCGAAACAGTCTTCACCACGGCCGCCGAACTGATCCCGCTGCGAGGCGGTGAGCCTGTGCAGGCAGCCAGGCTGGTTGGCGTGCAGCCCTACACGCTTCGAATTCGCAGTTGCGTTGCTGCGCGCGAGGTGACCACCTCATGGCGAATCGTAGATGCCCGCAACGCGTCGCGCGTCATGAATATCAGAACCGTCACCAACCCAGACCAGAAGAATGCCTGGCTTGATTTGCTTGTCGACGATGGGGTGGCTACGTAATGGCGCTGAAGGCGAAGGTTCTGGGCCGTGAAGCCCTGACGCGCAGGCTGAACGAGTTGGCGCCCGCTGTCGAGAAACACGCGGCGGAGGCAAAGCTCGAGATCGCGAAGGAAGCCGCCACGCGGATCGCCGCCAAGGCACCACGCGGAGCAACTGGCGACTACGCAGCCAGCATTCAAGGTGCCCGCCTAGCCGACAACCCAGACAAGCGGCAAGTCGGCGTGACGCAGACGAAAGACAAGGACGCCGCCGGCATCTTTGCCAAGTTCATTTGGCGTTTTTTGGAGTTCGGGACCGCTCCGCACAATGTCGCTCCGGGTGGCGGCAACATCAGCTTTAGCGGCGAATCGCACATGCATCCCGGCACAGCAGCGCAGCCGCACGTATTCCACACATGGCGAGCCTACCGCAAGGCAGCAAGGCGCAAGCTGCTGGCGGCCGTCAACAAGGGCGTGCGGGAAGCACAAGGAAAGCGCTGATGGCCAGTCCAGAATTTGAATTGCAGGGCGCGATTGTTGCACGCTTGAAGGCTGATGCCGCAGTCATGGCGTTAGCCAACGGCGTTTATGACCAGCCCCCAGACACGGCATTCGCCACCCCGAAGGAATCGTACGTCACGATCGGCGAAGCGCAGTTTTTGCGTGACGACGCCACGTGTGTGAAGGGCGGCGAAGTCTACTTAACCATGCACGCTTGGTCCCGCAAGGTCGGATTCCCGGTAGCCAAGCAGCTCGCCGACGCCGTCGCGGAAAGCCTGCACCTAGCTCCGATCACGCTTGCAACAAATCGCCTTATCTCAATCATGCACCGTCAGACGCGGGTTTTCCGAGACCCAGATGGGCTGACCAGTCACGCTGTTATCGACTTCGTGGCGAGCGTCGAGAAGCCCTAGCAGTAGAACCCGCAGCGCCGCTGCGGTCACCAAAACCACACAACATCATCCCGGCCATGTGCCGGGTTTTTCATATGAAGGAACCTAACACATGGCAACTGGTCAGCAACTTGGCAGACTGCTTCTCATCAAAATCGGCGACGGCGCTACGCCGGAAGTCTTCAGCAACCTCTGCGGCCTGAAGACGCGCAGCTTCAACATGTCGGCGAACGAGATCGACACCACTGTGCCGAGCTGCACTAATCCTGGCGGCCCGGTACAGAAGACCAGCCGTCCCGGCATCTCGAATCGTACCTTCTCTGGTTCTGGAGCGTTCGTCGCCGGCGCCGCAATGACGACCTTCATGGGCTTTGTTCGCGCGTCCAGCGCCTTCAATGCGCAGGTCGTCGTTCCTGGCGACGGCACCTACGAGGGCTCTTGGATGGTCACGGACTTTGAATTCTCTGGCGACGTTGAGCCGAACATGGAATTCAGCGCGACTTTTGTCGCGGCCGGAGAGCTGACCTTTACGGCTGAGGTGTAATCCATGGCTAAAGAGGAGAGCGTAATGGTGAACGGCGCCCGCGGCGAAGTTCTGCTGACGATCGACGGCGTTGAACTAGTCATCGCCGCCACAATGGGTGGCCTCGCCGCTGTGTCGACGAGGCTGGATTGCAAGTCCTTTCAGGATCTCTTCATGCGCCTGTCTGGCGTTGAGGCGGCCGCTGTGTTGGCTGGCATTGAATTGCTGACCATCAAGGGCGATCGGCTTGCTGCGATTCAGAAGCTCAAGCTGAAGCACTTTAAGGACTGCGCCGCAGCATTCAACGCCGCTCTCGCACATCATTTCGATGATGGTGAAGAGGGAAACGTCGAAGCGGTCGCGGACGCGACGAAGTAAGCGCGCCATTCCCCTGGCGCGACTGGATGCGCATTGCGCTCGGTGGTCTCGGCTGGCGTCCCGCTGATTTTTGGGACGCCTCCCTTACCGAGTTCTTTGAGGCAATCCACGGCCGCAATGAAGCAAATGGCGCGGAAGGTGAGCAGAGCGCCCCGTCTGGCGGGGAGATGAACGCACTGCTGGCGAAGTATGGTTAGTCAGGAGCGCCCTCGGCTTTGAGTTGTTCAGCGTAAGTGATGTAGTCGTTCTGCCTGCACCAATCCCGAAGCCTCTTTGCCTCCCCTAGCGCACTGCTGTGGAGGGAGTCCCTGCACTTGACGTATAGGTCGTTGCTCGCGGTGCGCTCATTTTCTTGATCGTTCGCTCGTTGCACCTCTGCCCAGCGCCCGACCCAATGACCCATCTCGCCAAGGGCAGACCAGGCGCTGCCCGCGATAATCACGATGCATGCTGTCGCTACAAGCGACTTCAACCATCCGTTCATTTGCAATCCCCCTAAGCCCGTTCGTGCGGGCTTTTCTTTTTTCTTAGGATACACGACTGATGGTTGAAAAGACAGATGATCTTGTAATTTCCATCAGCACGGACCTTGCAACGGTCAAAAGGAGCCTAAAGCGGCTCGAGGCAGACATTTCGTCGACCACCGGCAAGGTCGAAAAACAGTTCAATGCTCTCGGCAACGGCATAGATAAATCCATGTCGACAGCGCTGCAAAAGCGCATCGACGGCATGGTCGGAATCGGCGCCCGCGGCGCCAAGGAGTGGAGCGGCGCCTTAGCCGATCAAGGCAAGGAGCTTGAGCGTCTTCGCGCTCGCTACTCGCCGCTTTTCGCGACGATCAACAACTACAAGGCTGCGGTTGCCGATATTAAACGCGCGCACTCGATCGGTGCCATCTCTGCAAATGAGATGACTTCGGCCATTCAGCGAGAGCGTCAGGCTGCGCTGGCGTCTACTGCTGCGATCAAAGGCAGGAATGCTGCATTGGCAGCCACGCCGCTGGGTGGCTCGTCGCAAGGGTTCCAGACCGCCAACATTGCATCACAGTTTCAAGACATTGCCGTAACGTCGGCGATGGGCATGAATCCGCTGCAGATTGCATTGCAGCAGGGAACGCAGCTTTCGTCCGTTCTCAGCACCATGGGCAACGGCAGGCAGGTCGTTGCAGGCTTGGCCGCGGCGTTTACGTCTCTTATCAGCCCTGTTTCGCTCGTCACCATCGGTCTTGTGGCTGGCGGTGCGGCGGCTATCCAGTATTTCAGCTCGCTGGAATTAGGCGGCGAGAAATCTGAAAAGACGCTGCAAAAAGAGGCTGAGCTCGTACAAGCCGTTGTCACCAAGTGGGGTGACGCTCTACCGGCGCTGAAGGCGTACAGCGAAGAGCGGGATCGTATTACGAGCGAAAAGGATCTTTCGGCCGCTCTAGACGTCGGCAAAAGCGCACTGTGGGACGACCTGCGCAAGCAACTTGGTGACGTTGACATTACGATGTCGGACATCGTGTCGCGTATCTCGCAAATGGGCGAAGACGCATCCGAAGTCATCAAGCTCCAGGCAACGTTCAACGAGCTGACGAAGGGTATTGACGAGGGTAAGGCGTCTGTCGACCTTGCAAAGCGGGCACACGAAGAGCTCGCGGAGATTGTCAAGAACAACGCTAGCCCTGAGCTTGAAGCGTATCTGGAGATATTCAAGAAGCTCGTCCCAGCGATCGACGCTGCCTCACGCAGCGCGCAGAAGTTCGACCGAGATGCAGCCATCGCGCGCACGTCACGTTTTCCGAGTCGCGGAACTTACGGCGGCGTAGAGCGCAGTGCTGACGGTGCAATTCAGGGCGGCGGCTTTCGCCTGCCCGAGAGTGGTCCTGTCCCAGAGCGCAGGCCGCTCATCGAGTTGGATGGCTTGCCTGGGGAGCAGAAGAAGGCAGAAACGGCCGCGCAGCGTGCCGCGAACGCCTACCGCGATCTGATCAAGAGCGCTGACGATCGTATCGCGCAGTTGCAGCTTGAGGCGGACCTAACTGGCCAGTACGGCGTCCAGACCGACGCAGCGCGCTTCCGGCTTGAACTCCTGCAACAGGCGGAAGACAAGGGCCGATCTCTCAGCGCCGAACAGCGTGCTGAAATCGAGAAGAAGGTCGAGCTATACAGCAAGTACTCGCAAGCCTTGTCCCAGGCCAAGCTGCAACAGGACTTGCTGGACGACTCCGCATTCGCCGGCCTCTCTAAGCAGGAGCAGGCAGTTAAGCTGCGGCTGCGGTCTTACGGACTTGATGAGGATCTTGGCGGCAACAATGCCGCGATGATCCGCAACAGGTTCCAGCAGGAAGAGCTTTCCGACCTTACGCAGTCGTTCCTATCGGAATTCAGCAGCGGCATTCTCACTGGCGGCAAAAGCATCGGCGAATCCTTCGCTGATGCGGTCAAGAACGCCGCAGCCAATGCCATGCAAAAGTCGCTGGACAGCCTCTTTGAGCAGATCGGCGGCGCTCTTGCTTCGGCTCTCCTTGGTGGTGGTGGCAAGAGCGGTGGCATTGCTGCCGTTGCATCTTCCGCAGCCACGACGTTTGCGGCTCCTGTCGGGGCTGTGACGCGGTCGGCCCTGCCGGCTGTGGGCAATATAGGAATGTATGCCAAGGCCATCCAGGCTATCGAAAGCGGCGGCAATTACGGCGCACTTGGCCCGGTTACTCGCAATGGCGACCGAGCGTACGGCGCTTATCAGGTCATGGGCAACAATATCGGCCCTTGGTCCGAGGCCGCTCTCGGAAGACGGCTGTCGGCAAGTGAGTTTCTTGGCGACAGGTCCGCGCAGGACGCCATCTTCAACCACCGCTTCGGTGGCTACGCCGACAAGTTCGGCGCAAGCGGCGCGGCCCAGGCTTGGTTTGGTGGCCCCGGATCTGTCGGTAAGGGCGGCATGGGCGCGGACATTCTTGGCACGACCGGAAACTCCTACGTCGCCAAGTTCAACACCCAGATTGCCAAGATGGGCGAAACTGCAGCTGGTGCAGTTAACGGGCTCGGCGGATTCAATTCCGGCTTGGCAGCGATCACCCAGAATATGGGTGCCGCTGGCGGTCTTGGTGGATCTTCGTGGCTGTCGCTAATCACAGGCGCTGGCTTTGGCGGCTCCGCACAGCTAGCGGCAAGCGGCGGCATAGGGCTGTTCGACAAGGGCGGCTTTACCGGTACTGGCGGCAAGTACACACCTGCGGGCATCGTCCATAAGGGCGAATACGTATTCGACGCTGCTGCGGTCAGCCGCATTGGCGTGCCTACGCTCGAACGCCTTCGCGGGTATGCCAACGGCGGCATGGTAGGCGCCCCGCGTGCACCTCGTCTTAATGGACGCGGAACGTCGGCGAACAGCAACGTACAGCCTGGCGTCCTGCAGGTTCAAATCAGCGGCGCGAGCGGCGACGACCACATCCGCACGCTGGTCAAGCAGGGAGTGGGCGAGGGGCTTAGTCAGTACAACGAGAACCAGCGCCGCGGCGGCTTCGGCACCATGCAGAGCAGGTACACTAGCCAGAAGGGTTGATCGATGGCGGTCTATACGAACCAGCCGACGCTGGAAGCCAATTTCATTGGACCAGTGAAGACTATCTATGACGTCACTGGATCGTCGATCGATGGCGGACGTAATGGCGTAGGCGAGGGGCAGACAATCGAAATGAGCGGTGGCGGCATCGTCACCGCGACATATGAAGACTGCAAAATTAAAAACCCAGAGCACTACGAATACGTTAATTGGCTTGGAGCTCGCCTCAACGGCGGGTTCCGCTTCATCAATGTGCCGATCATCACCGATTGGTTTGGGCCGTTCCCGACAGTCAATAACCTGCCTGCGCCCATCGTCAGCGGCATCACGCACTCTGACGGATCTTACTTCTCGGATGGGGCAGGCTACAGCCAGACGACGGTCTACGGCGAGATTACCGAAGCGGCGGCACTGAACGCTGGCATTATAAAGATGCGCGTCTACGGCCTTGATAGGCCGCTGCGTTGGTCTGACTGGTTTTCGATCTACCACACGACGAAAGGCTGGCGCGCCTACCGATACTGGCAGGTGATCAGCAAAACCTCGGAAGAAAACCCTGTCTACACACTGGCGCTCGCGCCGCCCTTGCGCGAGGCAGTCGCCGTAGGCACACGCGTCGAGTTCGCTCGGCCGCGTTTCGTCGCGAAGTTCAAATCTGAGTTCACGCTTCCGTCGGTAGTTGAGGCATTCTTTGTGACGCAGCAGTCCATCCAGTTTGTCGAGGCGTTCTGATGGGCTGGGTTCCGGATAACGTCATCAGCGAGCTGAGGGGCAGTCATCAGCTGGGGATATTCCTTCGCATTGGCACCACGCCGTCGCTGCATATGTGGTTCGGGATCAACGATATTCCGGCCAACTTCGACAGCATTGACCCAACCGGCACGGTCTACCTAGGCGGCGGCAAGTTGGTAGGCGTGCCTACGCTCGAGGTGCTGGTAAACGGCACGGCGGACAGCGTGGAGTTCACGCTCTCCGGCATCGACCCTACGTCAGCCGCAAGGATGATAGACACTCTGCCAGCCGTGCGCGGCGCTACTGTGCAGATGGGCATCACGACGTTGGACCAATACTACCAGCCGATGAGCAACGTCATTCCGATTTGGACGGGCACTGCTTCGCATGTATCGGAATCGTCGCCAGCCACGCCTAGCGGGCAAACCGTGACGCTATCCCTGTCTCTGGCCGTTGTTGCCGGAGAGGCCACTCGCTCGCGCGGAGCGCGCTCTGTTTGGTCTACCCCGCACCAAAAGGCGATCTCGTCTACTGATAAGTTCTGCGACGGCGTCAGCAGGCTCGCCAGAGGCGTCCAGCCAGTCTGGCCAAACTTCTAGGCCACAGCGCCCGAGGTATTCATGACATTGCACGAATTTCTGGCGCTGCCTCACCGCTTCAGGTGGGGTGGGATGGGCGGCGACGATTGCACGACGTTCTGCGGGACGTGGCTGCAAGAGAGCATCGGGATCGACCCGGCAGAGAAATTCCGCGGCACCTACAGCACGGCAAAGGGCGCTCACGACATTCTCGCTCGCACCGGAGGCGTTGTTGCGTTCGCTGCCGCTGCACTGGAGCCGGTGGGCTTCAAGCGCGTCCAGCACCCGCAAGACGGTGACGTCGGTGTCGTCAAGGCACCGACGGGGCTGGACGGTGAGACCAGGGAAATCTGCGCGATCCGTTTCGGGCCGCTCTGGGCTCTGTTGTCGCCATCCGGGGTCGTAGCCAAGAAGTTAGACCACGTTGCCGTATGGCGCGCGCCTGGTGGAGATCAGAACGTATGAGTTTCCATCACCGTATGATGCTGCAGCGCTATGGGCTCGGCAGCACGACTTCGCTTTACAGCGAAGTCATGTTCGACCCAATTTTTACGCCGATTTTCACGGCGGTGCTCGGCTCCGGCGGCTTTGCGATCGGCGCCACGACAATCAGTTACGCGTCAATCGCTTCTGCAATTGCAACAACGGCGATCTCGATCGGCCTTCAGGCGCTGATGGCGCAAACGCCAAAGCCGCCAAAGCCGGAAGATGGGAGATCCCCCTTAAATCAGGCGATTCCGTTTCGCACTTATGCCGTCGGCCGCACACGGCTGGCTGGCGCGCGCATGATGTGGGAGGCCGTGGGGTCCAACCTTTATTCCGTGCAAGCTATTGCGGGCCACAAGATCAAATCCTTCAATCGGTTCTATCTGAACGATGACGAAGTGACGGTCGTAGGCGACGTCGTTACTCCGCTCACGACTGGCGGCAGGTACGGGGCGGGCTCGGCTAGCGTGCGGCTATACACCCGTCTCGGCGACAATCCAGAAACGCCCTATTCGGAGCTTGTCTCGGCACTTGGCGCTGACGGCATCTGGACCAACGCCCATCGCGGAGACGGTCAGGCTTCACTTGCCATGCGTGCGCACAACGCCGACGCGCAGGATCAGCAGACGGCATTTCCATACGGCGCCCCATCTCCTTCGGTAGAGATCGACGGGGCAGTCTGCTGGGATTTCCGCGACCCGGCCCAGGATCCGGCAGATCAGAGCACCTGGACGTGGACGCGCAATTCTGCGGTCATCTGCGCCTGGCATCTCTGCTTCAATGAATTCGGATTCGGCCTTGATTACACAAAGGCACTGATTCCAGTCATCGATCTCTGGAAAGAAGAGGCAGACGTTTGCGACGAGCTGGTTCCGCTGAAAGGCGGTGGCACAGAACCGCGCTACGAGTGCAACGGCTGGGACACGACAGAGAACGGCCCGAAGTCTGGGCTGAACGCTATTCTCTCGACCTGCGACGGTCACTTGGTCGCGCGCGGCGATGGAGCCCGCATCTTAACGGTCGGCAAGTTCCGCGAAAGCCGGACGGCAACGCTGACCGATGCCGACATCGTTGGCCACCAGGTCCAATACGACGTGCTGTTCGAAGACGAGTGCAATCGGCTTGTGCCGAAGTTCACTTATCCGGCCACGAATTACACGAGCTGTGACACTGACTTTTTCGAGGATACGGCCGCGCAGCTAAGCGCTGGCCGTGTGCTGACGCAGGAAGGCAGCTACGAGTGGTGCCACCAGTGGCGCCAAGCAAGGCGGCTGGGCAAGCGAGACTGGCTGCGATTGCGGCAGAAGGTCAAGGGCAGCCTTGATGTTCGGCTATCCGGCATCAACGCTGTCTATGCCCGCTGGGTTCGTTTGGAAACTCCGAACCGCCTACCGCGGCTGGACGGTAAGCTTCTGGAGAACCGCCGATCTGTGCTGGCTCTGACTAAGGGTGGCTTCTCGATGGACTTCGTCGAGCAGCCAGACGGTATCGACGACTGGAATCCAACAACAGAAGAGGGGCAGCAGCCTCCGGTTCCTCCGGCGGTGAACGCGTCAAATATTCCGACTCCGGTCATCAACCTTATTCAGGCGAAGGCGAGCAACAACTCGGTATACATCCGTGTGGTCGTCATCGACCCGGCTGACGATAGCTTCATTCCGGTAGTCCGCTACCGCGTTGCCGATATAGGCGCCGGCACTCCCGGGGCATGGATTGAGCAGGCTTTTCCCGGTGCCGACCCTTCTGGCGGATACATCAATCTGAACACCAACACGGTCCCTGTTGATCAGGAACTACAGGTGCAGGTGGCATTCAAGGCGTCCAACGGAAAGTACTCCAATTGGTCTGTCACCGAAGAGGTGACGTCGACCGCCGATCCGACTCCGCCGGGTGTAGTTACCTCGCCGAGCGCGGTGGGTGGGCTAGGCGCAGCAACGTTCAACTGGAACGCTCCGAACAGCAGCAATTACGCTGGCGCGAAGATCTACTGGAACACAGTCGATAACTTCGGCACGGCAAGCTACGCGGGGCCGCCAGAATATGGCGCGTCATCCAGTGCGGACTCGACTTCCAGGTCGTTCGTCGCCGGCACCTATTACGGCTGGATCGTGTCGATCAACCATTCCGGCATTGAGGGCACAGCCGCCGCGGTGGGCACGTTCACCGTGACCTGACGCTGGCCTTTCGTCCGCCTCTGTGGCGCCTACGCCACACAGCAGCATCAACTTTCAAGCCCTGGCTAGCGCCGGGGCTTTTTCTTTTCAGGAGTCCTCCGTGGCATTTTCTCCGAACGCTGAAACAGTTTACGCAGATGGGCCGTTCGGGTCTCCGCTGCAGCCTTCAAAGCCTGAAATTCGCTCGCTCCTTGCTCAATATGAGGCTGCGATCGACGCGTACTCCTCTGGCGCAGGATCGATCGCCAAATCGACTCGCGCTCTGCTATTCGCCGACCTTGCGCACGCCGCTGACGTTACGGCTTGGGTCTATGCGGACCCGACGGTTGCCAATAACGGCATCTATCGCAAATCTGGCGCCTCTGGCTCCGGGTCGTGGTCATTTATCCTGCCGTTGCCGTTTTCGTTCATCATCGCTTCCGATGTAGGCGCTGGCACCGCCAACGCCATACAGGCGACCACGAGCATTCCTGTCAGCAGCTCCGCTCTCGTTTGGCTGAACATCTTTGAGGAGAACACGGCTTCGCCGGTTACAGTTTCCTTCAACGGCGGCGCGGCGCTCACGATCAAGACGAACAGCGGCAACGACGTTGCTGTAGGCGGGTTGACTGCCGGCATGATCGTCATGGGCATCGTTTCTGGGTCGACGTTCCGACTCGTAAGCGATCAGGCGTCAAGCGCGATCGTTGCGGCGGCGGAAGCCGCTGCTGACCGGGCAGAGGCGGCCGCGGCGAGCATCGTGGACAAAGCCTATGTTTCGGTTGCCCAAGCCTCAGCCGCGACGATCGACGTAGATGCCAAGAGGATAACGACGCAGTTTTATGCGCCCCTCTTTGCGGATCCGACGACGCTTTACGGTGGCGCTCATTACCGCCGCGCGAGCCTCGCCGACCTCGGCAGTTACCCGACTGCATCTTATTTCAGGTCGGCCGACCGCTTCATGCCAGACGGCACAACCAACTCTACGAACGGCGGCTACTGGTTGCTGGATGAAGTTGTTGTGAATCCGTACATGCTGGGAGCGTTGCGGGGTAGGGCGAATGCCGCCGCAACCACTGCCGCTCTTCAAGCGATGATCGAATATTGCGAGACGAGCGGGGCAGAATTCGACCTTCTTGAAGGCTCTTGGTTCATCAGCGGTGACGGTCTCGTCATAACGTACCCCATTAAGGGATATGGTCGAGGCGCGGGCTACTGGCACCCGAAGCCTCCAAGCTCAAGTGACGGCGTTTCTACGGTGGCGCCGACGCAGCTCATTGCGACCGGAACCGGGAACAAAATCCATTCTGTGCACGGCATCTCCTCCATGGAAATGTCGGGCGGCGTGGTTGCCAATCCGTCCGCTGCAGCCGGATACAATGACACTGAGTACCGTCTCGCCAGTTTCATGAATGATGTCTCGGACGGAGCTCTGGCGCGTTCGCCGCGCATGTTCTCTGCGGCAATATGGATCAAGCAAACCGCGATCGGGTCTGATATCGGTGGTTTCCGCCTAATCACCGATGGCGGCGGCAACGATGGTATCGACCTGTGGCTGTCTGCCGGTACGACTGGGACGGCCTGGGCTGCCGACTGGGATTGCGGCCTTGTTGTCGAGATGGCCTCGGACGTTCGCATCTCCAATGCCGATATCGTTGGCCATTGGAGAATGTACGGTGAGCTGGTGCTTGCAATCCCAGCCAATCCGGCAAACTCGGCAATACCTGCGATTTTCGGCGCGCACCATGTCAACTGTACGTTTGCGGGCCGAACCGCAGTTGGCGTGCGCGGTCCTGATTTGTGGAAGGTGACAGCCGTTGGAGCAGACTACATCGAATTCGACTGGGCCGACGATCATCCGTTCAATGCTGCGGTCTATGACCGGATCGGGTACGGCAACGGCAGCTTCACGCTGACTGGCAACACCACTTTCACAGGACAAAGCAAGGTCGCCGGAAAACTGCGGCTGACCGGAGTTGCGTCGGCGGGGAGCGTTTCCGTTGGCGATATCGTTACTTCCCGCGTTGCAGGTGCAGGCACCTCGCATTGCAAGTGGGACAGAGACTGCCGCTTCAACGGCATACACCACACCTCTGGTCGCATGATGCACGACCAGGCGCTCGGCTCCAACGCATTCAGCAGCCCGAGTGCCGTTATTGAGGCGTCAGGCTGGCGATGCACGGAACTGCAGTTCTTCGGCAACCTGCAAACGCTTGAAGAGAACGCGCTCCAGACGCATGCGCTTGCCGCATCTGTGTTTGTTATGGATTGGGAGGCAAATGCCTCGTCGGACGGCAAAACCGGCGCGCGTATCATTACGAGTCCCCATGAGGCTGCCAGCACGCGCGTCACCAACCCTGCCGGTAAGACGCAATTCTGCGTCATCGACAGTGTTCGCGGCGTACGAAACGAAACGGGCATTGACTGGGGGCCGCGATACACAGCGAACGCTCCCAGCGTGTTCGCCTCGGATACCGGTCTTATGGATGGCTTTGACATCCAAGTGCCAAGCCTGCTCATCGATGCTCATGGGCTCAACGGAACAGGAAGCAACCCGACGACCTCGGGCATCAGGACCATGATCGGAATGCTCTGCGGCGTTCTCGGGTCGGACGGCGCGCCGAAGTTCGTCTACTCGGAACCAGACGACAAGCTGTACGCTTACGAGCATATATTCCCTGATGCGGACGTGACCCGGGACCTTGGGGACGGCACCCACAGGTATCGATCTGCCTACATCAGAAGCCCGAGGTTCTATCCTCAGGGATCGGAGGTTCCAACGATCAATGGTGAATTGATGCTGCAGGCTACTAGCAACACATCACTGACGTTCAAGTACAGAGGCAGCGACGGCGTGACGCGGAGTGCGAATCTAACGCTGGCGTGACAGACAGTGGGGGCGCGGCGAAGGTCGCGCCCACTTATTCACCGCATCTACCGAAGGAGTCGCGACGGTCCCTGAATCCCATCCGCTTCGGGCTTTTCGGTCTCGCGTGTGGCACGAGGCCGGTCTCGGGAAAGGTCTATTGTCGTGCCGTCCTCGGCGGGTTTGTAAAGCTGTCGCTGAGGCGGCAGAGCGTTCAGACCATTTCTCTGATCCGCTCGAAGGTCTTCTTGGGACGCGGCGAAGGGCATCGCTGCAGAACATCGTAATTGTCTCCAAGACCCAAGGCCCGCCCACCTCTCCACCCACAAGGGAATCCAATGACCATCACGGCCACGTCACCGCGTGTGTGGCTGCATGCTGAAGTTTAATGTCGTGAGAAGTGCTGATCGGCGCCGTACTCTCTTTCATACGAGTCTTCGTCTTCGGCCGAAACGTCATAGGCGGCCTCATCGGCGTTCTCAGGATAACCAGCAAATGGATGACCAGCGAGCTCTGGCTCCTCTTCTCCCATGACAACGAATGCCAGGGCCGCACATGCCAAGAAAAGCACGGCCTTGTATCCATCGCTCGGAAGCAAGAACGAAATGCCGATCGCGGCAAGTGACAAGCTAACTGCAAATCTCATATTTCCCCTCCCCAGGTGGTTCAGGGACAGTATGTCATCGAGCCGCGAATGAAAATCGAAAACCCATGAACAATTATGGGTGATTCACAAGTGGCGAGTATAGCCCGGATCTAGGCGCGCTCCGCCTGGCTGACCCCCATAGAGCGGGGTTTTCTTTACCCACCACATCGCAGGAGACACTATGGACCGCGCGAAATTCTTCGCGGCGGTGCGCTCACCCCTGTTCGCCGGAAAGATGTCCGGTAAGCAGGTGCGGGGCATCGACGCAATTTTTGACGAGGCCGAGCGCCGCGGCACACCTCTGAAGCATCTGTCCTACATGCTCGCTACGGCTCTTCACGAGACGGCCAGAACGATGCAGCCGATCGCCGAATACGGCAAGGGTGCTGGCCGCAAGTACGGCGTCAAAGGCAAGTACGGGCAGGTTCCCTACGGGCGCGGCTATGTCCAGTTGACATGGGATTCAAACTACGAGCGTGCCGATAAGGAGCTCGGCCTGAAGGGCGCGCTGCTGCGCGATTTCAATCTCGCCATGCGGCAGGACATCGCGGCCAAAATCATGTTCGAGGGCATGACCGCAGGCTGGTTCACCGGCAAGCGCTTGAGCGACTACATCGTCGGCGACAAGGCCGATTACGTCGGTTCGCGAAGGATCATCAACGGCACGGATAAGGCCAAGACGATCGCCGGCCATGCTTTGGTTTTTGAAGCGGCGCTGAAGGCGGGCGGTTATGGCGTCTCGAAACCCGCGGCTCCGGCTGGTGGCTTCTGGGCTGCGCTCGTCCGCTTCCTGCTAGCGCTCATCAAAGGGGCCAAGAAATGACCGTCTGGATTCGCATCGCGCTCTACATGGTCGCGGGCTGGCTCTGCGGCTCCGGCTACATCGGCGAGGAAGTCAGGGCGATGATTACCGAGGATCCCGCAATCGCAGCCTCCATCGAGGCGGGTATTGTTGCGGCTATCGGCGCTGTTCCCGTCGCGTGGTGGCAATGGGCGAAGAAGATGGGGCGGCCGACGTGATCGCCCTGTTTTTCGCGGGCATTTGGTCCCGTTTTTCTGGCTGGCTAACAACTACCAGCGTTGCGCTCGCGATCGTCGCGGGCGCTTTCTTTTACGGACGCTCCAGCGGCAAGGCTGATGCCAAGGCGGAGCAGGCTAAGGCAAACGCGAAAGCCATCAAACAGGCGAGGGGCGTCGAAGATGAAGTTCAAAACATGGGGGGCGGCGATATTGATCGCGCTCTCGGTAAGTGGCTGCGTGACGCAGGGTAACTACTGCGACATTGCGCGCGCCGTTCGGCCGTCCGTCGAAGACAAGATGACGGAAGGAACCAAGCGCCAGATCCTGGCGGAGAACTCCAAGCTGGAGAAGCTTTGCGGGGTGAAGCCGTGACAGACACGACCCTGAAGCTAAGCTTCGATGGCCACACCTTTGAGGCGCAGCTAGCGGCGATTTCCGAGCTTGCCGAGAGACTTCCTGAAGTTCGCAACAGCTTGCTCGGCTACCTTGATGCCGGCGAGCAGCTTTTCCGCTTCGACGTTGATCGTCGAGCCGCAGCCGTTGCAGGCGAATGCGGTATTCGACCGTATCCAAGCGATGCTCTTATTGGTCTTCTCGCCGCACGTAGGACAGGGGATCCCAATCTCTTGTTTGTCGAACACGCCATGTCTCCAGAAGTTGCACTGACGGATCAGATCACAACTTCTCATCTTCCGCAATCTGGTGACGCGAAATGACGGGTGCCGAGATAATGGCCGTCGTTGGCTTTATGGTAATGCTCGCGGGAGCTGGCTGGCGGGTATGGGCGCGCGTCGAGGCCAAGGTGAAGGTGGCGGAGGACAGGGCCGACAGAATAAGCGAGCGGGCTGACAAAGTCGCCGTCGATCTTGCCGAGTACAAACTGCGCGCATCAGAGACGTTCGCTACGAAAGCCGGTCTCCAGGAGAGCACTGCGCAATTGCTCCGCGCCATCGAGGGCGTAGGCAACAGGATCGACGGTCTGCACGAAAGGCTCGATAGGGCGTTCGAAAGCCGCACGTCGGGCAGGCGATCCAACTGAGGAACCGCGGCATTTTATTCGTCAATCGTAAATGTGTGGTCTTTATGGTAGACTCAACCTACATAGTTGTTGCATAGCGCGACTATATAAACGCGGGAGAAAAGCGATGTCTGTGCGTGACGTAGCCGAATACGTGCTGCGTAAATGCGGCCCGATGACGGCGATGAAGCTGCAAAAGCTGGTCTATTACGCGCAGGCGTGGTCTCTCGTATGGGACGAAAGACCGCTGTTCAACGAACGCATCGAGGCGTGGGCGAACGGCCCGGTATGCCGTGCGCTCTACGCTGCCCATCACAAGCAGTTCATGGTCGAGCCTGGGCAGATACTTTCCGGAGATCCGGCCCTCGATGCCGACGCGGAACGGACCATAGATTCCATTCTCGAGTTCTATGGAAGCAAGTCTGCGCAATGGCTAAGTGATCTGACCCATCTTGAAGATCCGTGGAATGCCGCCAGGAAACGGGCAGGAGTGCCGGATGGTGCTCCCTGCGAGGAAGAGATCACCCTCGCTGACATGCACGAATACTATTCAGGCCTCCTGCCGCAGTAGGGCCTTGATGAGCAAGCGCGAAGCGCGTATCGCGCGCCGTCTCGAGAAACAGCTAAAGGAATCAGAGAAGTCCGCCAGGCTGGTCGAAACTGTCCGCGTTGAGATGAGGCCGAGGCAAGCGGCTGACCCAGCGGACGGGAATACCCCGCGCGCCACAGAGAATCCCAACAGCATTATGTCCATGCGTATGGAGTACAGAATACTCGATAGCGCGGATCGAGAAGGCTCTTGGACCTGGGGGCAGACCCGCAACTGGTGTGATCCGCAGCACGGACCCGACAATAACTGCCTCATACGATCCACGATGATGCAAATGTCCGCATTATTTTGGTATGAGATACATGCACAGACCACGGGCGGGAAAGACCGCCATTATAAACACCATTCGCAGTCATGGGATTCAATCTGCCCAGAGGCCCAGGATAGATGGGTTGAGATAGGGCGTGTTGAAGACGAGCTCTTCCGCTTCCGCACTGGCGGTAAAGAGCGCATCTGGGGCTTTCGCATAGGTCACGTGTTCAACGTGGTTTGGTGGGACGCCGAACATCAAATCTATCCGGTCGACTAATTTGTCGACCGCTGTCGAAAGCCGCGCATCTCCAACATAAACAAACCACCAGCGCGGCCATTTGCTGCGGTGTCGCGCCATCTCCAAGGCCCGCTGCCTTAATCGGTAGCGGGCCTTTTTGTTTGGAGTGTTATAGGTGGAAGTGCGCCAGTAACCTACGCGTGTCCAGCGGCAGCGTAGTACTCCCGAATAATTCGATCAAAGTTGTTTTCCCAGAACGCCGACTGCATTTGAATTTGTGCTGCGTCCTTGTCGATCTGCGCCTTTGGACATCCTCCCATGCAGACCGGGAGGTACTGGCATTCACCGCATCTGGGATGAGAGAACGGGTCGTATTTTTGCCAGCGGTCCACGGGTAAGGCATCGGCTTGGATAGACCCATCAAGAGCGCCGTTGCTCCCCAACGCACCATGCGCACGGTGATGGTCGCAGACGTCTAACCCGCATTTGTATGCGAGGCCGTTTGGTCCGAATACTATCGCGTTGTCGCTGACGGCGGCGCAATTGATAGTCACCCGTGTTGGGAAATATTGAACAACCTCCAGGGACTTCTCGTCCCTATAGCGTCGTAGTGCACCAAAATTCAAAGCATTTGAGAGCGAATTCGATGATATTCAGGCGGAAACGTTTACCCGCAGATAGATCTTTGTCGACCCGATGAGCCGTCCTATTAGACCGACTACCTCACCAAATGATGCGGTGCGCCCTGGTCGTCCGTTAGGATCAATCAGCCCGCGTCGCTTATTGTGGTGCCGTTCCGGCCCGTCGAGTGAAAACTGGATGCTTTGAAGCCGATTTCTTGCGACGAATCCTCGAGCATCGTCTGGCCATGCTGTCCCGTTGCAGAGCATTGACGCCTTGTACTCGACACCTAGCCGGTCGCAATGTGCGGTAATCGCCGCAGTGTAGCGTTCAATGACTGCTTTGTTCAGCATCGGCTCGCCACCGTACCAGTCCACATAGAGCTTAGGGTGGCCCGCTGCCTTCAGCTGCTCCTTTGTCCACTCAATTATATTATCGCAGGTGTCGAATGACATCTGTTCGAGGTTGCCGTCTTTTTGATAGCAGTAGTAACATCGCATATTGCAGTCGAGCGTTGTTGTTATTGTCACAAACAAAGGAGCTCTGGCCCGACTGCGCGCGTATGAAGACCTTAGAGCGTCACGTTCGTCAATCGAGGCCGGCACAAAGACGCCGGCCTCGATGAGTTCCGGAAGTCTATCTGCAAAAGAACCGGGCAAGTCAGCGGCACAAATTTTCGGAGGGCGCCAATCTTTGTAACCCACCCCAGCGGTTCGGCTACGCTCATTGGCCAGAAGAGGCATCACCGCCGTCGCAGTTGCCCGATCTAATGCGAGAAGTGAACTCGTTACGCCGTTAAAGAGCAGCGTTGTGCTGCCGTTTTGGACAAGCAAATTATAGTAGGATGCACGAAAGAGCTCCATAGGTTGGATTCTCCGGACACGTGATGCAGCGAAGATCAATCGGGATCGATGAACGCAAGGCAAACGCGCCTGCAACTACAAAGACGGGCCGCGACGGAGAATTCGTCTGTATCGACCTTGTCGGGCTTTCTGATGAATAAATCGACTTCGAATAAATTTTTCTTGGGTAGCGACTTGCGAATATTCTCCGGCGTTTCATCGCTTTCAATAAAACGTTATCTTGCGTTTCCTCCGAGCAGCCATGTCATCTTTCCTTTCAGGCCGAAATTTGTGGATCGGACACAAACGAACTGGTCACGCCAATTAGCGGCAGCGCACTGCTGGATTCCCCTTAGAACGTCAACTATAACTTGTATTTTATCTATTCGCAATAAATCCTCCTCCTCGGCCTGCGCCGAACTGCTGCTCGAAGGCCTCTTCCCAATTCGGGTGGCAGGAGGCGCCGACATGCTTCAAGGGCTCGAAATGGTATCGCGCCAGTAGGGCGGTCGAGATTACCCGCGCCATCTCCTTTCGCGCGCCTTCTGCTTTCATCCGGTCGCGGTCGCAGGCGGCCCGTCTCAGTTCGAGCGGGATCGCGTAGAGCGTCTGCGTAACGAATGGCGCGATCGCCGGAGACCGCAACACCGTCTCGACATCGAAGATAGCAAAGGCCCCGAAGGATTCGGCAATTCCCTTGGCGAGTTCCTGAACGCCGCGCACCTCGACGGGACGGCGATACTGGTCGAGGCCGGCATAGGCCCGCCTTTGGTGAGGGGGCATGACCGCGAGATCGACTTCAATTGCGGTTCCTATCTCATCTTCAAGTGTTCGCATGATGCGCGCCTTCCTGATTCGCCCCTGATTGATGAATTGGCGCGCCGCATCGCCACCGAATGTTCCTAATATGTTCTCTCAGCCGAAAGAGTCAATTCGGCTTTTCGGGGGCCTGTGCGTTAATGGCTCATGGCCAGAGCATCCTCAAAAAAGCCCCGCGATCTCCCTCCTACTGATCCCATGCCAGCGCGGGTTGATCCCTGCCTTGCAACGCTCGTCGAGAAGCCGCCGAAAGGGCCAGACTGGGCCTACGAAGTAAAGTGGGACGGCTACCGTTTGGCCGTGCACATCGAGCCCGGTCGGGTGAGGGTGCTCACGCGCGGCGGCTACGACTGGACCGAGCGGTTCCCCTCCATCGTCGATGACGCGCGGAGGCTGGCCGTGCAAACCGCCATCCTCGATGGCGAAGCGGTCGTTCTCGATGAGCGCGGCCGATCTGATTTCGGCATGTTGCAACGGGCGCTTGGTCGCCTACCTTCCGCGCACGAGGCTGGCGCCATCGTCTTCTATGCCTTCGATCTCCTCTATCTCGACGGCCGCGATCTGCGCCGCCTGCCGCTGCGCGAGCGCCGCGGGCTGCTCGAGCCGCTCGTCGCCGGCCGTGAAGGCGCCGTTCGCCTTTCGGAAGAGGTGCAGGCCGACGGCGACGAGTTCTTTCGCGTGGCGTGCGAGCACGGCCTCGAAGGCATCATCGCCAAGCACGTCGAGAAGCCATATCGCTCCGGCCGCGGCGAGTGGTGGCAGAAGATCACCTGCAAGCGGCGCGATAGCTTCGTCATCATCGGCTACGAGCCGTCAACCGTGCCTGGTCACCTCGGCCGGCTGCTGCTGGCGGCGCGGCGGGGCGAGGATCTCGTCTATGTCGGCGGCTGCGGAACTGGCTGGTCAAACGAGCTGTCGCGAGAATTGCGCAAGCTGCTCGAGGGGATGGCGACAAAATCGGCGGCCGTGGCCCTGAGGAGGAAAGGCGCCGTCTTTGTCGAGCCGGTGCTAGTCGCTGAAGTCGAGTATCGCGCCTGGACGGATGACGGGAAGCTGCGGCACGCGGCGTTTAAAGGAATTAGGGAGCGGGAGGATGAAGCGGGGGTGTTCGAGTTACGTTGACCGCATGGGTGCGCAAGCCGCCATCAGGGGCTTGCCATACACGGTCAGCAGCGCATAGCCGGACAATGCATTTCCATTCATCGCCCTGCCGACTTCAACGCAGCCAAGATTTTCAAGCGACGCAAGGGCAAGCTCCACGCGTTGCGTCGGCTTCTGGACGTTCTCGTCGGATGCCTTTGGGGCATCGAGATAATCTTCCGGAAGCAGCTCCGTGTACATAAAACCTGCTTCGTTGGTGGCCGATTCTGGTGCGTTGGCAATTTTTTTCAAAAGGATCGCCTCAAATGGCGACATTTCCCTCAAGGTTCGGATGAAGGTTCGAGGAAGGAAATCATCGCTGCTTCCATCAATGAAGCTAGCGATCAAATTCGAGAACATCTCAGCCAAGCCGGGGTCTTCTTCCAAAGTGGCCGCATCGATCAACGGTATCCCTTCCGCGAGCGGCAGGGGCCGGATCGACGTAATGCCGCGTTCATTCAACAGTTGCTCTACGCGATCCCTCTGCCGGATGGCGAGTTCGATGCGACGGCCATGCAGGTAGTCGCGAACCCACATGCCCGCCTCCGTCGCCGCCGGGCCAAAAATCTTTCCGAGAAAGCCGCCTGCATCGCCTACGAGGTCCTTGTAGTCAGAAGCTGTCTTTGCAACAGACTGAACCGCCTTGCTGACCTCTTCTATCGCTTTGGCCTCGGGGTTCTCCATTTCTCCCACCCGTCTCCTGATACGTCCGACAATTATGAAACTGCTCGCTGGCGGGCTGTCGGCAAGGTCATTTGTGCCATTTATCTCTTATAAAATTGGCTGCTTCCTGAGAAATGTTCTGCCACGCCGCCTCATTGTTGGTTGCGTCGACGACGTAGAGCGAGTCTGTTGTGTCCATCACAGCCCACACTCGATCGCGCGCCTGAGCCGCTGTCAGGGATGAGTCCACGTACCAGTAGGACTTGTGTATTTTAGCCCAGCTGCCGAGGGTCTTAATCGTCGCGATCACCTTTTCGTAGTTCTGACCAGGGTTGTTGAGATCATAAGAGATGTGAAGGTTTCGCCCCATTCCAATTCCCCCAAAATGCCACCGCGTTTTCTGCGCCCACGGGGTGCAAAGGTCGCACACCGCAATCAGAAGTCAAGTGAATATCGGCCGGTTTGTTCCCTAAACGTACTAGCTCTACACTTTCGGCTCCACAGCCGGGCACTCAAACACGAACTCGTAAAGCGGCTTGTGAAGCAAATACCCCTTGGTGATCTTGCACGCGCCACGGCCGGTGTTCACCAAATGCTGCTGCGCGGCTTCCTCGAGCCTCTGCTCCGGCGTCATGGTGTCGGCAAGGCCGAGCGTCGCGCCTTGGGCCGCGCCAATGGCCATCGTGGTGCCGAGGCTCGGAGCAACCATCAGCGCGTTGTCCGTCTTGTGGTCGTACACGCGATACGTATCGTCCGCCATTTTGACGTGATGGACCGGAAAAGTGTAGGTGTTCATACGCGAAAAACTTTCGGTCGTCGCGCAGGAAGATACGGTCGCGGCGATGGCGGCCGCGGCAAGGATTTTTGATTTCATGAGTCGCCCCTAAATTTTTGCCGATGAAAATGTTGATCAACTTTGGGTGGTGGTCAAGCGGGGGTGAAACGGTTCATTTTTACCGCGTCCTTCAGCTCGCCTCCTTGCTTTTTCGTCAAGACGCATCTGACGTTCCGTGAGAAAACCGGTTACGACGCTGCTATTCGCTTCGTGCTTCACTGACACAGATCGCCCCGACTTGCAGACCTTTCGCCGCTTTACGAAGTCGGCAATGTCATCGACATGGAAGCCGATTTTCACCCTCAATGTGCCTCGCCCCAATGGAATGTAGGCAATTTCGCCGTGGCGCACGAAGTCTCGCAGCGTGCTAGTGGAAATACTGAGAAGTTTGGCGGTGGCGGCGAGTGTCAAAACTATCTTATGATCATTGGAGGCGGAATCGCTGGTCATTGGCGGCGCCTCCGCTTTTTCTGCGAAAGAAGCTGTAATGATCGCTCAAGCCGTACATCGGACAGAAACCCCTTCACCGCAACGGCACGCCCCTGGGAGCTCGTGGGCATGGCTCGCTGAGCCTGCCAGATGTCGAGCAGATCGCGTTCGCTGAAAAAGTACTCCCGGCCGATCATGGAGCACGCCCCCAGATCGCGGCCGAGCTTGATCATCGTCCGTCGGGATACGCGCAAACGTTCGGCTGCTTCGTCAGTTGTGTAAACGGTGTCGAGGGGAATCGTTGGGGGCATAAGCACCTCCGGCTAGAGACAGACCGTCGCCGCCGGCACGAATGCCGACCGCGTTCTTTTGGTCTCCTCAGTGTGGTGGTGCCGCGAACGGCTTGCGGGTTGGTGGACCGCGAGTTGTAAGCTATTTGCGCGAGTTGGTGCCGTCAAGAACTACGCGGCCCTTGGGCGCGTGAGGGGAAATCAATCGGCTTTACCTTTGCTCCGAAGCCTGGCCCTTGCTAGGCGCGCCTCCCGTTTCTTGCGCATTGCCTCTTTCCGTTCAGGTGTCCAATACGCCGGGTCCTTCATCTTGTGACTGATACGTTTGGATTTCCGAAGGTTTGGTGGCGGCACTGGATCATGGATCGGCGGTGATGGCTTGGATGTCCACAGCAAATCCCTGAACTCCTGTCTGAAGACCTCGCCGAATGCATCAGCGAGATCGTGCGCCTCATCAGGTTTGATTGTCTCTACAAAGAGGAACCATGCGTAACACTCGTCCCCGGTCCTCTCCATAATGTACCGCACAAAATGCCGCCCCACGACATTAGCGACGGCGATGCCGTCCCCCTCGTCGTCATCGTAGAGATCCAGCGTAAGTTGATCTCCGACAGTCGGCACCGTGCCCAACATGGCGGACACAGGAAAGGAATCGACCAATTCATACGCGCCGGATGTAACCTTCTCTAGGACGTAAATCTCATCCGAAATATTCTCAGCCATCGGGGGGGCGCTCAGCCTTGATCCCTGAGCGCAACGCCTGGACCGGAAGAAACATCGCCGTTGTCGAGAAAGGCTATGCCTGCCGATTCGAGGGCAGCCTGTATCGCGATCAACGTGACTTCCCGCGGCGCTCGCGCACCTCGCTCAAAGTCGACAATGGTTCGGAGGGCCACCCTTGAAACCTCGGCAAGTTGCTCCCTGGGCCACTCGATCAACGCCCTCGCGGCGCGGCATTGTGCCGGAGTAATCATAAAAAACACCTTATTGCACTTTTTGTGTTGACATATTTTGCGCGATGTTGCATCTAATATGCATACTTCAGTACGAAGTACAACACGAGGAGACCAACATGACCGCGAAGATCGCAAGATTAAGACCCGTGCCAACGATCGCCTTTGAGCCTGAGGAAGGCAAGAGATTAAGATGCCAGTCCGCTGAGACCGGCAGAAAGCAGGTGCAGGGCGCTGACGGCAGCCGCCCGCACCGCCCCTGGTCGCAGGACGCCTACGATCTTCAGATGAAGGCAAAGGTAGCCGTCACCTTGATCGGAGAGGTATTCAGCAACCTGAAGGCCATGGAAGATCTGCTCGAGTTCAAGCTGCGGGAAAACTCGGGCATTGATGAACTTGCCTTCCAGATCCATGAAATCAAAAAGACCACGGAGCGGCTGCAGCCCGCCTAGGTTTCAGGCACGCCGATCTGCGGCAGCCGGGGCTCTCGGCGCCGCGTCGCTTCATGAAGGCGATGACCACGGAGGCAGCGATGGACACGCGCGCTGGAAGGTATTTCAGGTGGCTTCTGTTCTGGCAGCAGCAAGGGCGCTGCTGCTACTGCGGAGAGCACGTACTTCTGACGTATCGACCTTACGACGCCGCGCGGCCATACGCAGCGACATTGGAACACCTGCATCGCCGCGCTGACGGCGGCACTGGCCACCGGTCAAACCTCGCGATGGCATGCAAGCGCTGCAACAATAACCGCGGCGATCGTGATTGGCTGAGTTACGCGTCCTGGCGACGCGATGAGTTTTAAGAACACAGAGCGCCTTTGCCACCACCAGCCGCCAGGCTGCCGGCTCACCACCGGATCAACGCGCTCACGGCGACGGCAGAAGCTGGCGCCTGCCCCTCGCTCTTCGTGGGCGAGGGGCATCAATCGAACTGGACATTCAAGCGGTGACAGCCCATCGTATTGACCTGCCACCCCTGTTAACACTGTACTTCCTCGATCTTCATCAATCGGAGGGCCTTGAGGCGTGCCTGTAGCTGCCAATGACAATTCACCTCTATACCTTTCTGAGGCATCGATCGCCGCCCGTGTCTTGGGTCCAAAAGCCCAGAAGCAATGGGATGCTCTTGCTGCCATTTGGGAGCGGGAAGGGCTGCCGCGCATCGATCCTATGACTGGCTGCCGGTATTGGCCTGCGGTGCGCGAGTTTCTCGACCGTCGCCACGGCCTTGGCCAGCGCGTTCTTCCGGCTACCGTCGACGGAGTGGAGAACTGGAATTGACTGACGCCCCCGGCCTCAAGCGCAAGAAGAACAAGGACGGAACCATCCGCGAATATTGGATGGCTCGCGCCGACCTAGTGAAGCGTGGCTATCGGCCGTCGAGCATCCGCCTCCACTATCCGGATACACCAGAGGGTCGGCTGCAGCTTGCTTCGCGCTGCCAGATCCTCCAGGCTGAAATGCTAGCTTGGGTCTCCCGCGGCGGCGTTGCCGCGCCAGGATATGACGGCACAATGAAGAGCCTGTCTAGCCTGTTTCAGGTGAACGAGGATTCGCCCTTCCATTCGATGAAATGGAACTCTCGCGAGAACTTCGTGAAGAGCCTTAAGATCATTGAGCACACCGTCGGCACCCGTCAAATCGGCAAGCTACTTGGACCTGATTTTAAGCGATGGCACGCCACGTGGGGGCTGCCCAAGGAGGACGGTAAGCCGCCCCGGCCGTGGCGCGCGAAACATACGATAGATGCTGTGCGGCAACTGATTGGCTACGGTGTTACTCTCGGATACGAGGACTGCTTCCGAGCCGACGCTATTCTGTCGAAGATCCGATTCAAGACACCCCCGGCACGAAAGGCGGTTCTGACCGATGAGCACGTCGCGGCTGTTCGTGCGAAAGCCCATGGACTCGGCTATCACGCGATAGCGCTTGCAACGGCGCTACAGTTCGCGCTCACTATGCGCCAGAAGGACGTTATCGGTGAATGGGAGCCCGTAAGCTCCTCTGAAGGCGGCATCCGTCACAAGGATACGATCTGGGTGAACGGCCTTCTCTGGACCGACATCGACGAGAACCTCATTCTCAGGAAGAAGCACGTGAAGACAGGATTCGAGGTGGAGCACGACCTGAAACTCCATCCGGTAATCCTTGAGGAGATCGGTCTGGTTCCACCAGAGAAACGCGTGGGGCCGATGATCATCGCTGAGACCACGGGAGAACCTTACAAGCATCGCACGTTCACGCAGCGGTGGCGCGTCATAGCAAACAAGGCGGGCGTCCCAAAGAACGTCTGGAATATGGATGCGCGAGCTGGAGGCATTACGGAGGCTTATGACCTCGGCGCCGCAGAGACCGATGTCATGAAGTCTGCCGGCCACAAGAACCGCCAGACAAGCGCGCGCTATAATCGCGGCACGCTCGAGCAGACGAGCCGTGTGGCGAAGATCCGCCAGTCGAAACGGACGGGGAACACGGAATAGGGGACGTCAGAGGGACGTTTGGGGGACGTCTATCCTAACTAATTGAAAAAGGAGCGGTAATTAGAGGAGGAAAACAGGATGCGGAACTGCTCCTTCGTCTCATGCGCCATCGCTGCATGGCAATAATCGATCACGGCGCTCCAGGAGGAGAGAACCTGCTTATTACGCAATTCGCTCTTGAGCATGCGATGACTGGCGGTG